TAAGCGTAGGTTTAAAGTAGTTCACTTTGAAAGTCTTTAATAAAAAAAGAATATATTGTCATCTTAAAACACTTAAAAATATTGCCTAATCTCCAGCGCTCCCGCGCTGGAACCCAAAAACCCTGAGGGAAAAAAGGGCGGCTCGGTTTTGCTCTGCAAAACCTCATAGACTTAGGTGGGATTGCCAGGATTATAGGAAGTTCCCAATAACCTCTCCCGCGGCTCATTGAAACCTTCAACTTTATACATATACTTTCTTGTAAGACCACAGGTAATTGACATACGATAAGTCCCAACAGCACTTCCTACAGATACACCGGGTACAGCTTTGTAAATAATATACTTGAATCGAGTCCAGCCTTTCTTGTTAAATCCATCATTTGTTTCTAATTCACCATATCTGCAAACTTTTCTCTTAGGATTACGTTCCTGAAGAGTAATTGTTTGTCCATTGGGAATGAAATATTTCGTTTTCTGCAAAACCTTCAGTTTAAAACGTCCAATATTGCTTGGCAACTCAAATGGAGTTGCTCCGCGATCTTCAATACTAATTCCGGTACCAGTACCGCCAATTTCTTTATCATCATAACCATTTAATAGCTCAGATAAACTGGTATACGTAGCAGTATTATCTTGAGTATTTCCACCAAGAATAATATCGTACACATCCAATTCAATAGCAGCTACAGCATCCAACGAATATATTCCAGCAGCAGTTTGCAATTCAGAAGTATTACGAATTGTAAGATCCATAACAGCACTATGAAACATTATCTTGGAATTACGATCAATAGTTCCTCCAGTTGCAGCTGTCGGATCACCTTCATTTTCTAATTGACCAATTTGATTCAAATCATCCAACCAACCTCGGGTTGCATTCTTAAACGAGTACAGTCCAAGAGTTAAACATCCTTGATGAACGGGATTTGTATGTCGAGTTACAATTGTATCATTAAACAACACCGTTCGAGTTCCTAACTCTCTCTCATCAACAGCATTAACTTTCTTTATAAAACGAGCCCAACGCTTTCGCTTTTTGGCGGGCATACGCTTCTTGCGATAAACATTACGAACATCGGCATTAGTGCCTCCTAATATTCCATTTCTTTGTATATATCTATTACGAGATATTGTACGAGTTCTACCACGAGAAACACGAGCATTAAGAGCAGCACGTAAGCGATCACGAACTTGACTACGGTAAGCACGATAATTGCGTCTTTGCATTGGATTCAATGCTTGAGATGTTAAATTCAAACTAACAGGACGGGGTCTATAAAAAAGAGGATTCTGAACAGTCATACGATGTATGCGGTAAATTCACTAATGAGCTATACAACAGAAGGGGTGTCAACCAAATTACAGCATATAAGAGTTTGTATGTAGATGTCGCCTATCCGATCTCTCCTAGTGGCACGGCACAGACACACTGGGTAATAATAAACCAGTGTGCCATTTATCAATTTGCGCCGCCATGTCCAAGACCAGAAATTTTACGTTCACTATCAATAATCCGACCATCGCCGACGACCTTGAGCTGGAAATACTCAAGGATTATGCAGAATACTACATTTACGGTCGAGAAAGGGGAGAGTTGGGGACTCCACACTATCAAGGTTTCGTACGGTTCAAACATCCAGTACGAAATACAAGGGTATCGAGTTTACTCACCAGAGCCCGAGTCGATCGTGCTATTGGTTCAGCTTGGGACAACTTCGTTTATTGCTCCAAAGACGGTGACTTCACAGAACATGGAGAAAGACCAAAAGAAAAGGTCAACAAAAAACAACAATGGAGAGAAATCATCCGGCTTGCCGAAGAAGGAAAACTCGAGGAAATTAAGGAGGATTACCCCCACGCATATTTCCTCCACTACAAAAAAATCCTTGACTTACGAAGACGTGGAAGCGGCATCATTGATGGCGACCTTGAAAACGAATGGTGGGTTGGTCCAACAGGAACTGGAAAATCAAGACGTTTGTGGAACTTGTATCCAGAACACTACTCCAAAGCACTCAACAAATGGTGGGATGGATATGAAGACGAAGAAGTCGTTGCAATCGAAGAATTCAATCCAGATGCTGGTAAATACTTAAGTTCTTTTATGAAAATTTGGGCTGATCGCTACCCATTTTCTCCTGAAATTAAGGGTGGCCAGCTTAAAAAAATTCGTCCTAAAAAAATCATTGTTTTATCCAACTACACTCCTGATGAATGTTTTGAAAAGGATCAAGACTTATTGCCTATTAAGCGTAGGTTTAAAGTAGTTCACTTTGAAAGTCTTTAATAAAAAAAGAATATATTGTCATCTTAAAACACTTAAAAATATTGCCTAATCTCCAGCGCTCCCGCGCTGGAACCCAAAAAC